TTTATTTATACTTTCATTGACTTCTCTTATGTCACGTATCCATGCTCGGAACATTTCATCCGACTCAGTTACACAGATAACATAGTTCGGTCCAGTGCGAATGATCTTTCCTTTCACACCAGTAAGACTATTCATCACAACTTCACCTTCAGTGAAGACTTGCTTCTTTCTGAAGTTTTGTCTGACTGCTTCTGGTTTAAAATCTTTAAAGGTTTTCATTTAAAGTTCGCAGGTAGGTTTGCTTTGATCTCATTCATGAGACTACGACAATCATTATCATTTAACTTGGGTATACCCTTTCGGAATTGATCGAAGTCTCCAGCAAATGCTGCTCGTCTCATCTTAGTACCAGATACTGTAAATGTATCACCATCTGCATCTCTAGAACCTGACGAAACTATATCGATCTTACGAAACTTGAAGTCTTTACCATTGTATTTATGTAGGAACTGCATAGCACCTACACGATCAGATCCTACAAGCATTATAACCTCATCATATCCATCCATCATAATATCCTGTAATATCTTAACAGGATCCCTAGGACCACTATGAATCTTACCCTTATGTTCAGGAAACATCTTATTCATCCAGAACAGTTTCCTATCAGGTGGTAAAGGATTATTTCCTTTTGTATCTACTGTCTGTGAAATGTAAATACGATAGTCATCTGCACCAGAAGTACGCTTTACACCAGCAAAGTTATCTTTGTGTCCTGTGGTGGGTGGTTGAAACCTACCAAATGTGAAGTAGCATCGTTTGGTTTCTAACGCCATTTCTTTGCAACAGTAAAGTTATTGTAGGAGAACTCAAGACGATTCACAAACTTAATCATGTCTCCATCCTTATGTAGAACATAACCTTCAGGAGTAGTCACCTTATAACCATTATCAGTCTGAACAAATGTCTTGAATTTTTCCAAGTGATCTAGTTTATCAATAACAAATTGTTTAATCTCTTGTATCTCCTTGTAGAGATGCAACATTGCTTTAAACTTCTCAGCATTGTTCATAAGATAGTTCTCACTATCATAGATCAATGTCTTCTTCTGTACCTGTGCAGCAGGTGTCTTCAATTTATCAGCAGCAGGTTTAACCTTGCTGTGATAGAAGTTAGTCAAGTCCTCAAGTGCTTGAGTTGGATTTGATATAGTCTTTTGCTTTTTAATCTGATCATTAAAGAACTGTTTGAGGTATGAAGACACATGCCACTTAGCATCACCAGTAGTACCTTTAAGTAATACCAACTCATCCAAGAAATCACCACACTTCATACAGTTCTGTTTGATACAAGTAACCATACTATCAAACTTAACTTCCTCTGCATGATTCAAACCTACCTTATCCATAGGAGTATCGTTCTGTATACAAACAACATCCTTACTAGACTTAACCTTAGCACCTGCACGTGCAGTCATACTTGAAATATCCCAACCTTCTTTCTCACCAGCATAATGAGTATGAAATACTACACCAACTTTTGCTGCTCCCACTTGCTTTCCTAATGGATGACCAACAGGTATACCATACGTGATAGTGTTAGGTGTAAATGTATATAACTTCTCACCATGTATAGTCTCAGTCTTCCTGGTAGCAGCAGTGAATAAGAAGTCACCTTGTATCACACCATCAATACCTAATTGAGAGAAATGATCTAAAGCAAGTTTCAAACCAGCAGCTAGATTACCTTGAGTACTATACCATTCATCTATTTGATCGTGGCCATAACATATCTTAGGATTTTCTTTGTTGAATACTGACTTAGTTCCTACAAAGAAATGTCCATTAGCAGGATCCTTACCACATATAATAGAAGGAGCACCATCCCATTTAGTTTGCATGAAACCTGTACTGTTATCACATCCCATCATCTTCCTTAGTTCCTGTAGGAAACTAACAGCAGCCTCACAACCCTTAACTCCATAGTTAAGCATCTCATCTTCCAGATGTTCTAAGTGTTTTAACTGTGTTATGTTAGCCATTAGGAAACTTTAATGTATGGTGCAGACTCATCAGATTCTGATGTAGCATAGAGATATAACTTTGTAGCAATATCATTTGCATCAGTATCATTTGCAGTTCTCATAATATCAGCTAGAAGAAGACCCATATACTTTGCAAACTTCCATTTTGGAGGCATACCAGATATCTTAGTTAGTGTTATATCTTCTTTATCAGTAAACATACCTTTGTTTGCTTCTGCTAAGGTAAGAATTTTAGAGTCTAAATTATTTGCTGCAGATGCTATTGCAGATGTCTTTGAATAACCTGCTCTTGCAAACAATCCATTACTGTTACCCAAGACTTTCTTTAGAATATTATCTAAAACACCACCACCTATCTTACCATGCTTTGCCTCTTTCCCTTCTAAGACTTCACCTTGCCAAGTCTTACCAGCAGTATCAGTAGCACGAAACTGAATTGATATCTTATCAGGTGATGCTGTAAAATATACATCCATAGAACCAAACAAACTCTTAGCAGTTACACCTGTAAATTTTCGTTGTTGTTTTGGTGGTCCATCCGAAAAGTTTTTCTTTGATATACCACCAACAGTACTAGTAATTCTCTTTAAAGATACACCAATCAATTTCTTATCTTTAAGAAGTTTCTCCATCCTATTATTGATATCAGGAAAGTTTACAGCATCTGTAATCAAAGTCTTATCAATATTAGGTACTGCCATGTACATATCAGCAGGTGTCCATTTGTTTATATTAGAAAATGGTCTACCTGCATCCTTATTAATTTGTTTAAAATGTTTCTCAATTAAGTTTACAATCTGTTTTCCTCTGTAGAAATGGAAAGCAGTATTCTTAAACTCATTAGCTTCGTATAATATATTTGCTGTCTTAATAGTAGAAGTCATCCAATCTGCATTGTTATTCAGGAACTTAAACGAAGCATCCATAGTTGCAGTTGTGTCTACTATACCTTTGACTTGATTAAAATCATCTGCTTGTAACACATAGTCTGAAGGTATACCGTTATTCTTATAAGCAAGTGCAGTCATCCAAGCAGTAGCACTCTCAAACATCTCTGTTGCTTTTGCTCCAGCACCTGATCCTGTATTACTTCCAAACTCTGTTGTCTTTACAATCTTTGTTAGTCCTATCTTACCTAAAGGTTTTGTCTTACCTATCTTTCTTACATCTAATACAGCACCCTTAATGCCTTCCCATCTATTTTTAAATGAATCTGTCTTAGCAACAGAATCAAATGGAAGATCTCCATTAAAGACATCTTCCATATCATCTAACATCTCTTTAGGAGCAGTCAGTAAAGCTTTACCATAACTTTCAACTTCTAACTCCCTACGTGTGTGAATAGCATCAAAAACCACTAGAAGATACAGGTCACCTTTAGGGTTGACCTGTCCTAGTTTCTTCCAAGATACGTTTTGAGCCATTACAACCTAGTGTCTAGGTATATTTAGATCAATGAGGGTTGTATACCTTCAATACAATAATTGTAGATGCAATAGCAACAATCACAATCAGGGTAATAATATGCATTATATGTCTCCCTCTGCTCTGTTCTCTGACTTGAATACATCAAACTCACCACCAGGATATCGTGCTGCTAACTTGATCATGTTAGTAACTACGATAGTCTTGAAGTCTAAATCTAATGCATTACATGCTTGGGCAATGTACCAGAATACATCACCCAACTCCTTAACCATATGAGTCTTAGTATCTTCAGTAAGTTCCTTACCTTGGAAAGCAATCTTCTTTACTATCTCTGTGAACTCTCCACCTTCTGCACTGATACCAACAGCAGCAGTAAGAAGTCTAGGGATATCAACACCCTTAGATTCTAAGTCTTTAATTCTTTTAATGAACTCATCTGTATTTTTAGATGGGTTGCTTGTAGTACCATCGACAAACTCTAGGTACTTATCATAATCAACTGATTGTGTCATTGTGGATCTGAATAACGGTGTTCTTGTGAGTGATAGGTATCAGCATTAGGTGCTGGATCTATCTTTATAACCTCATCCCAGTGTGATCGATACACTAGGAGATTGCATTGACTTACGCCATGCATTTTACCTGGATCTTCCCATTGTCTCACACACAATGTGAAGTATGGTGCGTGTTTATCATAGAAGTTAACGAAACCTCTATCTCCTCGGAACTCAACTATGTCTCCGTGTTTAAACATTCCATTCAGCGAATTTACTAAGGCGG